AATGGAAACACCCTCTTTTGAAGCACTTATTGATAGAATAAATGCGTCAACTATCTTTAATTTGTCGGGATTTGATAACATTTCCCAATAATTCATACAATCGCTGATTTCGTCTAAATTCAGCGTTGTACTGCGCTTCTGATCCTCTAACTGACCTAATTCACGCTCCCAGACTTCCTTTTTAGCATCAAGATCAGCGATCTTTTCGTTGATGTATCTTAGGACAGTTTCGTTAGCCTGACCCATCTTAGAAATGTACGATTCTATCTCTTTTTGAGCCTGTGCGATTTTGATTTTCAACTCACCGATCCTCGGATTGTCATATACTACAGACTGGTTGTGCAATGCACCCAAGTCTGTTATTTTTTTCTTCAGAGCGTCAAATATAATCTGTTCAATGTCTTCTGCAATTAAACCACCAACGCCTTCGCAGGAGTCGATGTTGTTTAATCTATGGCTGCACATATAGTAACGGTTATATTTCCACTTTCTGATGACTAGACCATACCCACAGACAGCGCATTTTAGCTTGCCTGCAAGCCAGGTGTTTTTAGCTTTTACAGGCTTTGCTACTTGCTTGTTGTTCATACACTTGCGCCGGCATTTGAGCCATATGTCAGATGGAATGAAACCCCGATGCGGTGCGATCACCAACTTGTGCCCTTCCAATCTAAGGGTCTTTCGCTTTTCGTCACCATCTGTAAATAGATAGCATCCGTTTGTTCCGATGAAGTCTTCCGGATCGTTTAGGATTGTTGCGCCTTGATTTTTGAAAAAGTGGTATACTTCAATATCTGCTTTTACATAGATTGGATTCTTGATAATGTTTGTGATATAAGATTTGGACCAATGGCCATCCTTGGATCTTGAGTTCTTTATCCCGTTGGATTCAAGGTATGTTATTACATCGCCAACTGATACCTGCGGATCCGAATAGTAAAGACAAATCTGATACAAAATGTCTGCTTCGTCAGGGCAGGCAACATATCGGGAAGTCTTTTTCCCAAGGATTGTATAAGGCTCCAATTGAAATGCGTAGGGGATTCTTCCTCCCATATAGAAGCCTTTTTGACTACGGGAGTGATAAGCATCTGTAACACGCTGCTGTATGGTTTCTCGTTCCAGCTGAGCAAACACAATACAGATACTCAGCATTGCGCGACCCATAGGCGTTGATGTGTCGAATTTTTCAGTGCAGGAAACGAATTCAACTTTGCAATGCTGAAATTCTTCCATCATATTAGCAAAGTCCAGCAATGAACGGCTACACCGGTCTAACTTATAGCATATTACTCTCTGTATTTCCCCCCTTCGGATTGCGGCAAGCATTTCCTGAAAGCCTGGACGATCTGTATTTTTGCCGCTGTAACCCTTATCTTGATATACTCGATAGGGAGCACCACGGGTTTCGTATTTACAAAATTCAATTTGGCTTTCGATGGAAATACTGTCTAGTCGATCAACGGATTGCCTTGCGTATATTGCGTCTTCTCTAATCATGGTTCTTCCTTTCACAAAAGAAGAGCCATTAACAGTACATACTTATACATACGATTTGGCCTCCGCTTTTTCAACACTTTTCAGTGTATTTTGAAAAGATTTCATAAAGAAGCTGCATAACTGAAGTCTTCGCATTATTCCGTTCATCTTCGGACCGGAACTGCGGTTCTATATTCTCAACTGTAATTTCTCTCTCTCCGATTTTTCTTGTATAGGTGTGGATGCGGTTGCGTTCAATCGGAATTTCAGCTATAGTGACCACCTCCTGAAAGACAAAAATTGAGGACCTGACATAAATCTATGCCGGGCCCTCTTTGCGTTTGATTCATTTAGCTTATATTTTCCACTCTATCTGTACTTTATCTTCAGTTACACTAATTCGTTCAATCATAGAATCGACAATCGACATTTTATCCGCAATGGAAAGGGAACTCCACTTTCCCATTTGCTCCGCGAGTCGCACCTGTAAACTGTGCCGCTTGGTATCTTCGTTTTCTGCTGAATAAACTTTAAGCGAGAGCTCCGCTTTTTTCTGGTCAAGGGTAAGTATTAGCTCATTTATGTAATTAGCAGTAATTGGATTTGCATCTATAAGCAATTTCATATAGTTATCGATTTCTGCCTGTACTTCATCAATTTGCTTTTGCACTGTCAACGAAGCAGAGGGAGATTGCTTTTGTGATTCGTATAGAGGAAATTGTGAGATTCTTAAGACAAGTTCATCATAAACAATATTCTCAATATACTCAGCTGGAATTTTACCCACGCCAACGCAGGTTCTCTGTGGTGAGGCAGCCTTAGAACACAAATAGTTTCGCACGGTTCCTCTTTGCTGCTTCCGTACAAATAAGGCGTAGCCACATTTACCGCACTTGATCTTTTTTGAAAGCCAGTTTTCTTTTATCGTGTTATCACCTTTAGATTCACCGGTGTGTTTTACCTTTTTCCTGCATCGTAACCATATGTCAGAGGGAACAAAGCCTTCGTGTGGAGCTACGACAAGATGATGACCTTGTATCCTTAGACGCTTTCTTCCAGCTTCTTTATCTTCAAACAGATAGCATCCGTTAATTCCGTTAAAATCTTCCGGTGGGTTATGAATGATAGCCCCGTTTTCCTTAAAAAAATTATAGATATGGATATCAGCTTTCACATAAATAGGATTACAGATGATCGACAAGATTCTGTTTGACTGCCAGGTTCCGTCTTTAGAATCTGGATTTACGATACCGTTACGATCCAACTCTCGGATTACATCTCCCGACGTTGCAATTGGATCTTGAAAAATCATGCACATCATTAAGATAGAAGATGCCTCTGTAATTTCCTGAATAAAATGTGTTGTGTTTTTGCCGTTCAAAATGTAAGGCTCACGACGGAATCCATAGGGGATACGACCACCCATAAAGAAACCTTTTCGGCTCATTGACTTGTATGCATCATCCACACGCATCTGTATAGTTTCTCGTTCCAGCTGGGCAAAAACAATGCAGATATTCAGCATTGCACGGCCGGTTGGTGTAGATGTATCAAATTTCTCTGTACAGGAAATGAACTCAACATCGTACTGCATCAGTATTTCCATCATAGCTACAAAGTCAATAACGGATCTGCTGATTCGGTCAAGCTTGTAGCAAATAATCCGTCTAATCTCGCCACGCTTGACAGCATCCATCATTTCCTGGAATTGTGGTCTGTCGGTATCTTTACCGCTAAAGCCCTTGTCGATATATACTCTGCAAGGTTGACCTTTCAGCTCATATTGACAATATTCAATTTGACTTTCAACGGAGATACTATCTATACGCACAGCAGATTGTCTGGCATAGATTACATCTTCACGCTTCACAGAATCAGTCCTTTCATTGTCTTTCTATATTTAGTAAATACGAATAAGACAGACTGTTTTCAACGAATAGTTCTATTTGAAGTAAATTAGGAGCATAAGGATCAACATTATATTCTATGCAGCTTATCCAAAGGTCATTTCCTGCGCTGCTTTACACCGCGTTTTCAGGTGCCGCTGTGCGAACATTCTAAAGAGGGCGTGCTCACAAAGATCACCGCACACTTTCCACTTTTCCTGTATAACTCCTTTGGATAAGGTATACTGTTTTCAAGGTGCAGAAACATACGGCTCGTGCAAGGGGAAACCGATGCAATAAAGAAATAAAGAATTCATTTCTTTTTTCTGCAACCTCGAAAAATTATTATGAGAAACTACATATTGTATAAATGCACTTGACTAAATCTATATGTTGTGTTAGAATGACCGTGTAATTGATTTATGTGCGCCTTCCCGTTAGGGAAATACAGTATCATAAGCTGTAGCGGATTCCGCATTGCACACGCTGTTAAGTTTGTACGTTGTTACCAGAGGAACCACTATGCCCATTGGCAGTGGATCTCTGGATTTTTTGTTTTAATATGGGGCTTATGCCCAGCGGGAATGACTTTGGTTCATAGGAACTCTATGGACGCCAGATTTATGGTTACGGTCATTCCCGCTTTTTTTATTTGCCCAAATGCCGTGAAAGGCTTTGAGGATATATCAA